CCTCCGAGCCGTAGCGATCCGCTGCTCGCGCGATGTCATGCTCCGCTCCTCCTTCAAAATCGACCGAGTAGACGGTGGCACCACCGCCCTTGTTCGGGATGATCGTATGAAACGCCACCCCGTCCTTCAACAGGTTGGCGTGTATATCGGCCAGCTCGCCCGTCGCCTCGAAATGGTAGAGGTGAGCGTCGCCGCCGTCTTGCTCCTGAAATATAAGCGTCGCCTTCTGATCGGCAATATGCGCCTTCATCGCGGCGGCGACGCGGAGCTGGTCGAAGGTGCCCCCGTCGATCTCCGTCATGATGCTGTTCTCGGCCCCGTCCGACCACGCGCCGATGGCCGGTCGATCACGGGTGCGCAGCCCCATGGCGCGGTCGATCTCCGCCGACGCCTTTTCGAGGATATGCTGGCGCTCGGATCCGAGCCCCTTGACCGCGCCGGGGAAATCCTTGTCCGTCACACTGGGTGAAACGAACGCCGCCGAATGGATCTCGCGCGCCGGGGCCTTCTTGCCCCCGCCACCGCCGCCCGAGCTGAACTCCCCGGCGTTCTCGGGCTGCCCGCGCGGGTGCGCCGCCTCGTTCCAATCGGCATCCTCGGTCTGCGCATAGTCCACGTCGTCGTTGTCATCGGGCCGCTTCGCCTTGACAGACGGGTCGTCTGGCTTGTCATCCGAGCCGTCCGCCTTGTCATCGTCCTCGTCCGGCGTCTGCCCCTGGAACAGGATGGTATGCGCATCCTGTTCGTCCATGTCCTCGATGGCCTCGGAGAGACTCTCGAGAAACTGTTTCAGTATCGCAAGGTCTTCCTCGCTCAGCTCGATCTGCGTCCCGCCGCTCGGGTCGGCCTTCGGGTCGTCCGAGTCCTCGGAGTCGTCGTTCTCGGGTTGTTCCGGTAGCGCGTCCTTCTGCGGTGCCGCCAGCGCGCCCTTGACCATGCCCGCACCGCCGCCGACGAAGAGCTTCAACGCGTGCTCGATGATCACGTGATGCACGGCATCTTCGCCGAAATGCATGGCCAGCTCGCCCGCCGACCCGGTGGGATCCCCCAGCGCCATGCCCGCCGCCACCATCATGGCGCGTATCGCGAAAGACTTCAGCCCCTTGACCTGTTCCGGCGACGGCTTGTTGCCGGTCGCCAACGCCTTGAGGCCCCCGGCGGCGTTGACCGCGTGGGCCTTCTCTTCGAGCAAGTGCGCCTTCGCCAGTTGCGGCAGCGACGCGCCCATGGCGCGGATCGCCCGGCCAATCTGGTGCATCGCCTTCGGGTTGGCCTTCGCCGCCTTGAAATGCTCATGCACGATCTCGTAGTCCTCGGCGACGAAATGTTTCGCTCCCCCAAGGACTTTCCCGGCCATCTTTTTCGCTACCGCATCGATCTTCTCGCCGGTCGATGGCTCCTTCGCGCCACCGCCGCCGGTCTGCTCGCCCGCTTCGCCCGCGCGCACGTAGGTCTGCGCGGGCGGTCGCCGCGCTGCCGTCCTGCCGCCAGGCTCGCCCGCCTCACCGGCCTGGACATAGCTCTGGCTCTTGCCGCCGCCACCACCGCCACCGGGGCCGAACTGGCCCTTGTTATGCGGCTGGCCGCGTTTGTGCGCCGACTCGTTCCAATCGTCGGCGGTGAGTAACCCGTGGATCATGGCGTGCGCCTCTCGGGCTTTCGACAGATGCGCCTCGGTGTGCGCCACCGCCCGCGCCATCGCGGGCACATACTCATCGGGCACCGCGTCGAGCCGGGACGTCGCCACCGCGTGCGCCTTCTCGGCATGCTCAAGGTGCGCCGCCGCCGTGACCCCCTCCGCCGCTGGCCGGATCGGCTTCGGCGGGAAACGTTCCGCCTTGCCGCGCGCCTTCAGCTCACGGTCGAGGATCGCCCGCTTGCCGACGTCGCCGCGCGCGGTGGACCCCTCCAACAGCCCGCGCGCGGCCTTCAACCGCTCGACGCTGTATTTGGCGTGGTCATTGTCGCCCGCGATATAGCGCGCCGCTTCTTGCGTCTTTGGCAGCGCGGGACCGGCGGCGGTCTCGATCAGCTCGTTCCACACGCCCTTCTGCACCCGCTCCATCTCGGCGTGCAGCGGGTTCTCGGGACCGACCGAGTGCTTGCCGTTGTGAAACGCGGAGAACGCCTCGGCCAGGAACTCATGGACGTTTTCCTGCCCGTAGGGGGACGTCTGGTTGCCCATGATGCTGAGATTGCCAGTGCCGCTATAGCCCAGCCACTTGTAGACGATATTCCATAACGTTATCGGATCGATCTTCTCTTCGAGCTTATGATTGAGATAATGCCCGAACTCATGCGTGATCAGACCCTCGACCGATGAGTCATTGACCAGACCGTCCCACTTCTTCGCATAGTCGGTCAGTTCGGTTTCGTTCCAATGCTTCGGCGACAGGTAGATCGTGCCGCCCCGGTGCGTCGCCATGGCGTCGGGCAGATCCAGATCATCGATCTCCGCCTTCACCGGCCCGGTGTTGTATTGTTTCGATAGTTTATCGACTATACCCTGCGCCCCGGCGAGGCTGAACTGTCCGGTCTCGTCGCGCGGATGGTCGCCCTCGTTCCATTCTGCTTCCGCATCGATGTTGTAGAACGGCGAGCCGTCCATGATCACGCATCGGTCGCCGCATCGCCCCTCATCGACCAGCGCCACGTGGTTGGCGATGATGTTGAGCTGGCGCGCCCTGCCGGGTATCTGCTGATCGTAGTGCGCCTGATAGCCGACGCTGAGAGCACGTTTCCCCGACGTAACGAGATTGATGCCCCGGCGGGTGGTGAACAGCAGGTCGGCGAGCAGCACGTCATGGTTCGCGCCGGTCCCGCGCCTGATGTTCTGCATGTTGCCGATGGCCAGGTGCGTCCACGTGTCCGGCGTCACCTCATCGTTCGGGTGGTCATTGGTGATCGGCTTGCCGGTGAAGCTCGCGATGGATCGTTCCGCGAACACCTGCTCGGGCTCGCGCTCCACCATGATCCAGCCGTCCGGCCCGGCATCGACGTCGGGCAGCTCCGCGTCCCGATAATACTGCAGCCCCGTGCGCGCGATGGCCACGTCCCGGCAAAGCAGGAACCCCTCGGGGGTCAGCTCCAGATGGTCGGATATGCGAGAGACCGTGTGCCATTGCATATGCGATCCCCCCTGTTTAGATCGGCGCGCCATGATGAAACGATCAACATACAATACGGACGGCCCCGAGTGCCCCGGCTGCGGCCACGTCTGGCGTCCCGAAGATAGTCACTACTTCGATGAGTCCGGCTTCGAGCTGGAATGCCATGAATGCGGAATGAAGATCGTCGTCTCGCCGAACGTCCACTGGTCGTGGTCGTGCAAGGAGATCACGTGAACAGATTGTCGATCCGCTCTTCGAGCACCCGCAGATACGCCCCCATGATGTATTGCTGACGTGTCAGGCGGATACGTTCACGTTGCGGAACCGTATCGAACGCCGGGCTCTGGATGAACGTGCCGAGCTTCAGGACTCGCGCCCTTGTCTCGTCACGTTCAGCCAACACACGTTGCTGCCAGAGAGGTATCATTGCTAGCTCGGAATAATGGGTAACGCGATGCAGCGGCAGTTGAAGATCGCGCCTGGGTGTGAGTGGAGCGGCGGGTCGGACTCAGGCGGGTCGGACCATGATTGCACGGTGTTGTTGAGCCGTCGATGGTTCTCGCGCACCCGCGCGTCGCCCGCCGTCTTCCAGATGTATTGCTCCGCTCCGACGTGCTCGGCGCGGGCCTGGGTCAACACGCTGTTGGCCCTGGCGGTCTCGGTGCGGGCGATCAGCGTCGCGCGGTTCATCAGCCACTCCAGGCTGCGTGTCTCGCCTTTGGCGAACTGTGCCTCTTGCAACCTGCGGCCCAGCTCGGTCAGCCGGGGATCCCCCGGTGCCGCCCATGTCTCGGTGCCGACGTAGCCCGCCTCGCGGGCGGTCACCTCGGCGTATCGCTCGCCATCGGCCAGCGCCTGTTGCACCTGCTCGTGGACCCATTGACCGGCCTCGACAGGCATGGACTTGATCAGCTCGACCTGTTCGCCCATCATGGTCGCGACCGGCAGACCAATCGGCGCGGTTTGCAATGCCACCTGTAGCCCACGGCTCATCTCGCCAGAGTGAGCTTTCCAGGCCGACAGGTTGCGGCGCGACACCTCGGCGACCATCCTGCCGGTCACCCGCCTCGCCCATGGCTCGTTCGCCGCCCCGTAGGCCCCCAGCGCCTCGCGTAGGCGTATCAGCTCGGGCTGCCCGGCGGTGCCGACGCGCGGGACGAAATGCTGGATGATCTCGTGGATGCTGCGCGCGTAGCGCCGCAGCGCCGCCCCGTAGGACGCCGCCGCGTTGTGCGCCTTGGCGAAATGGGTCTCCGCCGCCTGTTCGGCTCGCTTCCAGCGGCGATGCGCGGCCCGCTGTTCAGCGGTCGGCATTGTTCGTCGGCTCGCCCGCGCTCGGTGCCGGGACGCCCGCGCCCGGCATGCCAGCGCCAGGCGGCTGGCTCTCGGTCGGTGTGCCCGGCATGCCGCCGCCCTCACCGCCTGGCGCGCCGCCGTTCGGATCGTTCGGATCCCCGCCGGGCATGCCGCCGCCCATCATGGCCTGTTGTTGCTGTTGTTGCTGCGCCTCTTCGGACCACGGCGCGGGCATCTCCTCGGACTCCTTGATGTCCTCGTCCGTTATGTTCGTGAAACGACCCGTGAGGATCGACCCCTGCTTCAGTTCCTTCAGCGCGATGCTGGTGGAGATGATCCCGGCGTTGTGCAGACTGACGATGCTGGCCACGTCACGCTCGGTGATCTCACTCTTCTCTTGCTCGTTTAGTTGCTCAAGCGATCTAAAATCGAAATTGAACGTATCGGGCGGCTCGGTGCCGAGCACGCTGTGCCACATCACGTCCATGACCCTGGTCAGCGGTCGGCGCAGCCGCGCCTCTTGCGTGGCCTTGATCATATCGTAATAGTTACGCATGTCACTTTCGCCGGTCGCGTTCATTCCGCTTGGCGATTGACCGAACAGGCGGGTGAGCGGGATACCGAGCGCGCCGGATATCTGCTGACCCAGGATCATCAACGTCTCGGGGAGCCCGGCGAATGAATACGCATGCGTTTCAAATTCATCTTCACTATCGATGACCGTCATGCCCTCATTGCTTTGCAGCATGCGCATGAGGTCCATGGTCTTCATGAACTTCTCTGTCAGCTCTCCACCGGCCCCGATCAGGGTGCGGTAGCCCTTGACCTTGTAGGTGCGCAGGTAGGCCTTGTAGAGGAGCTGCGCCGCGCCCATCGTTCCGCTATCGAAAGCGATCAGCCGATCATACAGCCGCTCGACCACCGACATGCCCCAGCCGTTCTCGCCGATCTTCTGGCGGAACGGCAGCATCACGCCATCGATGCGCACGACCCTGGTGTAATGGATGCGCTGGCGCGGCATGAATGGCGCGGTCGCCATGACATCGTAGTAGCGCGGCATGCCGTAGTCCGGCCCATAGTCCAGCACCAGGTCGCGGAAGCTCTGCTGCACCATCCACCGGTCGATCACCTGAAAACCCTTGAGCTGGTCCTCGGCGACCGTGGTCGGGTCCAGCTCGGTCGCCATGTCCTGCCCGTCGATCATCATGACCATCAGCGCGCCGCCGTAGAGCCGGGACCACTTAATCGTTTCGTTTAGTGATTGCCACAGCATCAGCTCGTTCATCGCGGTATGGAGCTGCTCGATGGCGTCGGGGTCGGTCTCGCTGTTCATCTGCACGCCCGCGCGCGTCATGTCATCGGCGGGGATGTCGCACGCGGCACCGATGATCCACGAGCCACGGTAGGCCCACTCCAGCATCTGGCTGATGCGCGAGATAGGATGGAAGCCGTAGCCCGATGCGCTGTTCTGGTTCTGCGTGCCGATGCCGACGCGGGAAACGAAATTCTGGATATTGTCGAGCGTGAGTCCCCCCAGGCGGTCCTGACTGTTGCCAGCGGCGACGCGGATCCTGGGCTTCTCGGCGGGTAGTTCCTCTGCCATCATCACCTCTTGTCGAAGACGGAACCCCGATAATGATCGATCATCCCTGCGTCGGCCTGTCTCCACCCTGCCGCGAGGCGTTCGAGCGGCTCTGCGTCCACCTGCCGCACGGCGCGACGCCGTTCACGCTCAACACGCTGCTGAACTGCTCGCTGATCATACGGACATCGGGAGACGCCGACATTAACTACGAAACCGAAACATTCGATGTGCCGAGCTGGGCGCATATACGCTGGTGCCAATGGTGCGATGAAAACATCGTGGAGGGACCGAAATGAAAAAGCCCGATCCATCGACCTTCCCATGGCCAGCCGCGCTGTTCGTAAGACGTTTTGATCTCGAAAAGAAATATGATCGACCGCTGATCGGTGCCGTTCACCTCATGCCCGATAGCGACGGTGGCATGCCCGGTAGCGACGGTGCCGAGAAGATCGTCAAAGCCGTAGGCACGCAGCTCGCGGACTACGTCGAACGCCGCGACTTCACCGTGAGCGCCTGGTGGATGCGGCCCGAACAGGCCCACCGGACGCTCGACGTCGAAGCTCTGCGATGGTCACTGGAGAACGGCTTCGCCACCAGCCTCTGCCTCTCCGCGCACAGCGACATGCCATGGGTCGGGGAGTTCAAAGGCAGGGAAGGCATACGCGAGCACAAGGCCTGGTGCGCGGCGCTCAAAGAGCACCGCGTCAAGGTGTTCCTGCCACCGCCCGCCGAGACACCGGGGTTTCACGCCGATGGCAACCATCGCCTCTGGGGGAGGATGTCGTGATACCCGACGCCCTGTTCATCCGCCGCCGTGGACTCGAAAAGGTATGCGACCCGACCGTCGCCCTGATGGGCGGGTTGCATATGATCAACACGGTGCCTGATCTGATCGGAAACGGAACGATCACCAACCTCGCCCGTCAGGCCATAGGTATGCTCAACAATGACGACGCGACCTATGCCGTGCTGTGGCTCAATGAAAACCACTCGAATAATAGTTTCGATAGAGAGTTGTTCCGAAAACGTCTCGATGGTTGTCAGATCGTCATCCTGGGCTTCAGGCCCGCCCCGGAGCCGACACGCTATAAAACCTTCATGTGGCCCGAAGATCCAACCGACCCAGAACTCGTCAAGGAGTTCACGTGGCAGCGTCACGCCGCGCGAGTATCATCGCTCAGACCCTTCGCGAGACAAGACCCCAACATCGTCATACCGGATGGCAACCAGCGGCTCTGGACGGCGCGGGGTCAGGGACGCACCTCGTAAGCGATGCCGCGATCATGATCGACAGCGTAATTTTTTCCCCAGTTCGGCCTCGTAATGATCTTGGCGTGATCGGTGAGCACCAGCCCCGCATCGCGGTCAAACGTTATGTCCTCATCGCCCACGCCCATAGCGCGGACGATCAGGTAGCGTGTCCAAATATCGTGGATCTCGTGATTGATGAAGCCCTGCCCTCGCAGTTTCGCACGCAGCTCTTTATAGATCACGACAACACCTCCATCGCGGCTACGATGAACGCCTCGGCCTGGGGCGCGCAGAGCGCATTGCCGTAGCCCCGCAAACGTCCCACGCGGGCGGCAGCCCCTGCATCCATCGGGAATGTTCCGGCTTCAACGACCCGCCATCTTTGGTCCTCGCAGAGGAGCCAGTCAGCATCGCGCCAGAACCCGTTAACCGGGCCGGGCGCAGCGTGTCCACCAACCACACCATGCGCCCCAACAGCCAGTTGGTCGGGACGCTCTGCCTCTGTCGATCCTTGTAATCTCGCGAGACCGGCGTCGGCCAACCGACCCGTTGGATCCACGGGAGCGCGCCCGGCCTGGGCGAGCCAGTAGAGTCGCTGCCTGATATGCGGTGCGCCGACGCTCGCAGCGCAGGTATCGACCGCCCCCACGGCGTGATCCGCTCTTTCCAGATCAGCCGATATAAGGTCGAGCCATTCAAGACCGCCATCGGAGCTAACTTGTTCGCCAATGACAACGACATCTCTCGGCTTGCCATGAACGAGGAGGTGAAAAAACACGGGCCAGAGGTGCCGGTGGTCAGCAAACCCAATGCGCGAGCCTGGCTTGCTGAAAGGCTGGCAAGGGAGGGACGCGGTCCAGACCGGTCGATCATCGTCCCACCCGGCGCGTCGCAAGGCGTAAGACCAGACGCCGATCCCGGCGCAGAAATGGTGCTGCTTAAATCCATGAAGCTCATCGGGGACCACGTCCTCCATGTCCCGGTCGTCAACCACGCCCGGCGCGATATGGCCTTCCTTGATCAGCTCCCGCAGCCACGCGGCTGCCTCGGGGTTGTTTTCATTGTAATAGGCGAACGATGTCATCGCCTGATCTTCACGGCCTCGGAACGAAACACATGGCGACCACCCTGGGCAGGTTTTCGTTCCCCACGGGCTGAAGCACCGTGCGATACAGCCAACCGCCGGGGACGTCGATACGTTCCAGATAGTCGCCCTGACGTGGCGAGGAAACATCGACCCACGTCGGTTCATCGACCCACGTCGGTTCGTCGTCGTCGTCGTCGTCGTTCACGGCTCGGGTCTCCCCCACCGTTTCATTCCATTCCATATAGCCAACGATGCCTCGGACATCGTGAGACCCTCGGGGATCTTCACCTCGCCCGTATCGAGATTGACCGCCACGCCGCACGGCAGGAACGTCACCCATGGATTGTGCTTATACTCAAACACCGTGAACGCGCTGGAGCTGGCATTGGGCAGCTCGGTCATCGACACCGCACCGCGCCGATCAGCGTATTGTGCTCGATCAGTCCGGCCTCGATCAGCGACGGAACCGTAATGAAATCGTCGTCTTCGAGCCCGCGCGCCGCTTCAAGCTCACGCAACGTGATCCACCCCCCGCGTTTTCGTAGATGCTCCACCACACGCTCCTGCGCGGGCGTCATTGCTGCTCTGCCCAACGCCAGTGTTCCCGGAGCTTCTCGTAAGCGAGGCCGCACACCATCGCATGCCCGTAGTTGGTCA